ATTAAAAGTGCCATTGGTGATAATGAGGACTTTTACCAACAAGAAAATGTTAAACCGCTATTTGAAAGTGCAGTTAAAGCGTTAGCAGCGACTTACTATCAATATCGGTTAGCGTTGTCCGATACGCAGACATTTCCGATTAATATGACGGTTAACAGTATTATCGGTCAGTTACGTGGACGGTACGATTTGGAAGTAGGTGACGATGATGAAATTAGCGATCAGCCGGCTCAACCATCTAATTGATTTTGGAGTGACAGAACAGATCGATACTGACACCATTGATGGCTATACTGTTCAATTTGTATCAAAAGAACAATTACATTGTGCTTTTTATCAGCGTTCCCAGAGCCAACAGTATTCGTTATTAGGAACAAAACTGGAAGACACGATTGTTGTTGCGGTACGTTCACAGTATAAGGTTGATAAGAAGATGTTAGCTCAGATTGATGGAAACAATGACGTTACCTACCGCATCATTACCATGAGCCGTGATGATAGCCATTCATTACAGCGTTATGACCTGATTACATTGAAAGATGTTACGAAAGGTGATGATTAACATGGATGACTTTGGTTTACAACTAGATCAATTTGTTAATCGTACTGAGAAACTGGTAGTACCAGACCAAGAAACCCAAAAGGTGATGACAAAGGCAGGTGCCAAGGTTTTAGAAGATCATCTGCGGGAAGCAACGCCAAGGACAAACCATAAAGACGTTAAGTATGGTCACCTGCAGGATAATGTCATGAGCCAAGATACGGATATTAATGGTGAGGAGAACGGAAATTCAACGGTTGGTTTTGGAAAAAAAGCTTATGTTGCTCGTTTCCTTAATGATGGCACAATTAAAATGCCAGCAACTCACTTTGTAGATAACGCACGACGTGAATCCGCAGATGCGGTATTTGCAGCCGAAAAGAAAGTTTATGATGCAATGGGTGGTGGTAAATGATGAAACTACCAGTTACCCAAGCAAGAGAATTGATGGAAAAGAGTTTTCCGTGGATTGATCGTTATTTTAATGAGAAGGTTCCCCAAGGGGTTGAGCTTACAACCAGTGAAACAATATGTATTATTAGTGAGTGGTTAAATGAGCCAACCTATTATGCGAACCAAACTTTTAAAGGGTGGACCATTGGTGTCGAAGTTCATATTTTCTATAAACTAAACTCTGGTCTATCTACATTAGACGAAGAAATGAAAATTGCCCGGCTGTTTGTTAAAGATGGTTGGACGGTTGAAAATTCAAGAAATCATTCAACGGACCCTGACACTCAACAAGTGGACAAGGTCTTTTATTTTGCCAAAGATTTAATAATAAAGGAGCGTGAAACATAATGGCATCAGGTATGTCTTTTAAAGGGATCGACTTTGCCCTGGGATGGATTACCGATAATAAGGGAATTCTTATTTCTGACCCGAACAAAGGCGGTCTGGGAAAAGCCGGAATTGCCCTCTGGGATGGTAATGGTCAAGGTGCAATAACTGCCAACATTACTGCGCTGGAAGAAGCCGGTCAACAACAATATGCAAACAACAAAGTTAAGCGGATTAATCACGGGGTACCAACTCCTCAGGTTGCTTTAACAATGTTGGATATTCCATATGAAGATGCAAGTAAAATGGCCGGTTACGATTCCGTTAATGGTGGTCGTGTTTTGGGTAGTACCAAACCTCATGTTGGATTGATTATTGCTTCCCATGATTTTGATGGTAATTGGTTCTTTGACGCATTTGCTAATGGTGAAATGATTATTCCAACCCGAAACCATGGAACTTCTAACAAGAATGAAACTGATAGTAACGTAACGTTTACTTATCAAGCCATGGCGCCAATTCCAAATAACGTCTTCGTAAATCCCGACGGATCTCAACAAGCCTACAAGGCTTACAATACTGGTGACTCTGCTTGGATTTCTTACGAAGCGATGTTTAAAGAAGCATGTGGTGGTTACACTGGGGATAATCCAATGGCTGATTATATTCAAGCTACAGGTACTAATAGCTTTACTAACACTAATCAAAGTGATGTCAACAAGCCAACCGCACCAGCTTCTGGTGAAAATGGTAAGTAAGTCGTAATTACGTCGCCTTAGAAATAAACAGTACGCAAGGGCGGCAGTTAGGAGTATGAAATGAAGATTAAAATTGAAACCCAACAGATTGGATTAAAAACACCCATCTCGGTTATTGTTAATTTGCCTTTGGTTGATCGGGCAGCTGAAATGATGGAAAACATCACCAAGTTTCAAATTACGGCCTTAAAGGCTGAACAAATGAATGAAAAAGATAACACCGATTTAGAAATGGCGGAGGCGAACCTTAACGCTACTCAACAAATGCGGGAGATTTCTAAGAGTTGTGTGGCATTTTTGAAGGATGTTTTAAAGCTAAACTCTAAACAAGTGCAAACTCTTCAACACACCATTTATACTCAAAATAGTTTACTAAAATACACTGGTTACGTTTGTGGACGTTTACAGTATGCGGATGCAACACCAGCTAAGCAAGAATCGATCCCAAAATCACCATCGGACTCCTCAGAAGACAACTCGACCAACTAAAAAATGATCGCGAAGATCGAGCGTACTTAAAGAAGCAATTAATGCTTCAAAGCGGGATGGCCCCATCAGTGATTGATCAACAGGATTATTATGAATTGGTAGAAGTTCTGAAAGCCAAGAGCCCAGAGGATCGGCCAATGAATGCGGAAGATGCCCATAAAAAATTAGCTAAATTGCTCTCTTAATAAGTGATATAATTTAGCTACAAGGGAAGTGGTCAATTATGAATGCACAAAAAGCCAAGAATGAATATCAGACCATAAAAGAACATGCTGATTTCGCTGATTATGGGCTTATCTTTTGCGATAAGTGTAAAAAGTTATTTATCAAGAAACTGTTTTGGAGTCAATGCAGGGTGTATCGTTATTCTGACATTGAATATGCTGGAATGATTGAGGATGAACGAACAATTGATAAAGGCCATCCCGTGGCGGGATCAATTATTGGAAACGCAGTTACCGGTACGTTTAGTGGTGGATTTGCTGGTGCATTAATTGGTTAACAAATGGGAGGCAATAATAAAGAATATTATTATTATCCACGAATTGTGATTCAATTTAAGGACGGTTATAAATTTTACAAGTGCATTTATCATGGTAAATTAAAGGCTAATAGTTTAACTGGTAGGATGTTTAAACAATCTTTTCAACAAATAAGCGATCAATTAGATCATGCTCAAGTTTTTTTGACTCAACGAGAGTTATTTGAACAAACGATTGAGGATAATAGCTAATGAAAACTTCGGCATCTCAATTAAGAGCGTCTAAAAATTGGAAAGATAAACATCCTACTAAACAGCGTAATTATCAGTATGGATCTTATGCACGTAAGTTTGTTCGTGATATTGCTAATAAGGATCAGTTAATTCAATTAAAAGAAATGATTAATAATCGTTTAGATCAGTTGTAAAACTGGTCTTTTTATTTTGCCAGAAAGGAGGTGTAAATCGTTGAAAGTCCAAAATGAAATGGCTACTCGGATTTCGGTAGATACGATTGCAGCCATTACGTCAATGCGTGATTTTCGTAACGCTGTTAGTGCTGCTAGTAGTGCTTGGCGAGCTCAAGAATCCGTATTGAACAGTTCCGGTCAATATTCGGATGCTTTAAAAACTAGGATTAATGGGCTTACCCAAACTATTGATATACAAAAAGCAAAAATTACCGAACTGCGTTCTCAACAAGAGGGGCTTAATCAAGAAAACAGTAAGCAACGTTCACAGTGGTTAAATCTTGAAAAACAAATAAGCCAAGCTAATCGTCAATTGGCAGGATATAAAGTTCAACTAGATAAGGCCAAAAGCAATTCTGCTTACTACACTTCTGGATTATCAGAAATGCAACATCAATATCGGTTAAATGTCGATGTTGCAAAATCCTTTGTCTCTAGTTTAAGAGCCCAGGGCCGAGCTTATGAAGCCGACAAGACGGAGGCAAAGAATTTAGGCAATCAGATAGATGATCTCAGTCAGCAACAATCAAAGCAACGCCAGCTTTTGAAACAAGTTGCAACTGAATCCGGTAAAACTAGCGATGCTTATAAAAAACAAGAAATCCAATTAAACCATACTACTGAGGAAATAGCCAAGGCAAAATCAAGAATGGCAGAACTTAATAAGGTTTTGAACCCGCCTAAGTCTAGTACGTGGTCATGGATCAGAAATAATATTCTGCAAGTAGATAAGGCTGAGCAAAAAGCTAAGGATAGCGCGATTAATTATGGTCAAGCGTTAAAAGCCAATATTATGGGTGGCTGGATTCAGCAAGGCTTTTCAGCCATTACTGGTGAACTAAAAAATATGGTTACTAACGGGATGGCGGTTGCTAAAACCGGAGCAGCAATGGAAGCC